ATTCCATAAAGTTGTTTAAAGGCTTCATTATAAGATACATCTGCTACGGAAGACATTTTTTTCTTCCAATCTCTTCCGTAGAAAATATCTCCAATTAATCCTGCACTACTTTCAAGAGCATTGTTCCACTCTTCCATTACAGAGCCTTTTCCAACTAATGCTTTGGCTAAACCAACAAACGGAGAGATACCTTGATAAAAACCAGTACCCATTAATTTAAATGTATCAGATGCTTTTTCACCAACAGTATTGACTTTATCATAAACAGCTACAGTTTCTTGCATTCTAATCATAAAGTCATGTGCTGATTCTCCTGCTCTTTGATTATACTCAGTCATTGTGTACCCTAAATCTTTATAGTGTTCTTCAAATCCAGGTATCATTCTAATAAGTTCTTGAATATCATTTGCCATTGTAGGAACCAATACAACATCTAATGCACTACCTACTCCTGCTTTTGTAAGTTTAGTGAATACTTCTGAAGATGCTTTTGAAGCAGTTTCAGTAGCTACTTTTGTTGCAGATTTTGTAGCTGCTTGTGCCGCTTTAGTTGCTGCTTCTTCTGCTCCCACTTCTAATTGTCTAAAAGCTAAAGAGCCTCTTTCAGTAATTGCTGCCTGTCCTGTTGTTGGGAAAGTCTTACCTGTACGTTTTACAACGTCATCAATAAGTTCAGTCCAATTTCCAGTATCTATTTTAATAGGAAGTTCTTTAAGGCCAGCCATTTCAGCAGCTAATGTACTTGTATGACCATCAAGCAGAATCATTTTTCCTGTTAATTTATCAATAGAAGCCACTAACGGTTTTGCAATCTTACCTGTTTCTGCTATCTCTGCTAATTTTTGTTCTAACACATGAGGTTGTACAAACATCTTAGTGCCTTCATATTGAGTAGCCATTTTTTTAGCAAGGTCAGTAGAGACAGATTTAATATCGTCTACTCTACTAATAATTTGGTCCATTCCTGCTTCTCCACCAAGACCCATATACCCACCTTGGCCTTTTAAGAAAGTCCAAGGTTTCATCAATGCTTCTCTTAGTTTAGTAGCTTGTTTACCAATCCATTGTCTTTCAAGACGTTGAACAATAGTACCTTTTTGAGCAGCATTCATCGAAGAAGAAGTCTGGGATAAACCAGCACCAGCAGATGCCATTCTTTGTGTTGTACTTCCACTTCCAGTAAAAGCGTCTCTTATCTTTCTTAAACCAGGACCAAACATAGGAACTGAGAAAATGCCAGTCATAGCAGCTTTTCCTTTTGTAGAAAGACTTCTTCCTGTTTTTGCAGCCGATTTAGCTGATTTAGCAGCGGATTTAGCCGCTTTATCAAGTTCATCAGTAAAGGAAAGGATTTCATCTGCTACTTGTTTTAATGAAGTAGGTAGTTTACCCTCTTTAATAGCCTCTGCAACATCTCCATAGTTCTTTGTGATTCTTTTTATCTCATCATCAAATTGTTTGTTTAAAATAGACATTTTTGACATAAGAACATTAGTTCTTGAAATTCTAGCAGCGCCTTTTAGTCTTTCAGCCTTGCTTAATTCTTTACTAAGGTCTTCTATAGCTTTATTTCTGGCTTTATTTAAGATAGCTACTTGTTCTCTTGTAGCTCTTTCTATACGAGCAGCCATATCTGAAGGAAGAGTTCTAAAAATAAGTTTATCTTCCATTTTAAGAAGTCTTCTTGCAAGCCATGTTCTACCGGCTTTTACTTCTTCACCAGACATACCAGGGATAGTTTTTGCGTTTTCTTGAGCATATTTTAATCCAAAATTAGCTAGTCTTGATTTAGCAGCCTCAGTTTGGACTTTTACGCCTCTTAAAGTCACTTCTTCAACTTTTTTTATTCCTTGGCTCATAGTTCTCCATACAACATAACCGGCAGTTAAAGCTCCAGCTATAGAGGTAATAAGACCAGTCCAAGAACGTAAATAATTAGTTAAGTTATCGCCAGCACTCATTCCTTGTCCTTCATTAGACTTAATTTGTGAGGCGACTCCACCAGCAGCAGTAATAGCAGCGGCAGTTTTAGAAGATGCAACTACTTTATCAGCAGCTTCCATTTGTTTTTCTGCCGCTTCTATTTGTGCAGCAGCTCCTTTAAGTTGTGCATTTTCTAACATGATTGAAGCGTCTTTATACTCAGCTACTAGTTTTTTAAGGTTTTCATCAGCAGTAGTAATCCAAGTATCAGCAGGCATAGAAAGAAGCATTTCTTTTGTAGGAGCTAATAACTTATCCATTTCTTCAAACATAGCTCCTAAATCAGCCTCTTTCCCAAGCTGTTTAGCAGTTTTACCAAAGAAGATAATAATTTGCTCTAAACTCTCTATGTCATTACCGAACTTAGAAATCACTTCCGAATATTTTTCAAAATTGCTTGTTACATTTTCAAAACTAAGATTAAGTGCTTCACTATTTTCTTTTAGTAGTAATAGAAGTTGAGCAGCTTTATAGGTTTTTAGTCTCATTGTCGAAAGACTTTCGCCTGTCTGAATAAAAGCATCAGCTAGTGTTCCTATAGCTTGTGTAGCATTTTCTACAGGGATATTAAGGTTATTTTCTCCCGCAGCTAAGGCACTTATTTCAAGAACGTTCTTCATGTTGTTGCCATATTCTTTTGCTATATTAGCTGCCTTTGCCATTTCTTCTACATTAAATCCGTTTGCGGCACCAATACCTTGTAGATAATTCTCTACTTCTTTTGCACCACCAGCAATATCATCAAAAGCACCGCCTAAGTCTTTAATACTCTCTCTGATAGCAATAAATTTACCAGCAATCCACATTACACCTAACGCAAGTCCTATGCCAACTATTCTTGCAGATATTATTTTTAAAGTCGCACCAAGCATTGTTGCTGACTTATTAGCTGCAACCATTTTAGCTGCTGTAGTTCCCATATGAAATCCTAGTAATTTAAAGATGCCAACAGCTACTCTAAACCCTAACCAGATTTTAAGTAAGATTTTTGCCCAAACAACTAGATTAACAAATTGTTCTAGAAGTTCTGCAACAACGGTCAGTAAGGGAACTAGAGCCTTTTCTACTAAAGTACCTATAATACTACGAACATCACTCCACAATTCTAAACTTACTTTTCCAAGTTTTAATAAGGAAGGAAGTATGTTCTTAGTGAAAAACTTAGCAAACTTTTCTGCGTAGTTCACTACTTTGATTAGAATATCACTTAATTGACTGAATATATCTCTAATCTTAGCCACTAATTGGGGATTAAAGTTAGGACTTTCAGCGTCAAATGAAGTATAAAAATCAGAAAGAAGTTGCTTTATTCGTTCAAATGCAGGCTTTGTAGCCTCTTGGAAAGATATATAGAAGGTATCTTCAATGTTAGACCAAATACCTTTGAAAGTTTTGGCTTGTAATTCCATACCACCAGCGAATCTCTTTTTAACTTCTTCCATAAATGCTTCTGCATAAGTTTTACCAGCGTATCTACCACCTTGGTCAAAGTCTGAACGTTCCATTTTAATACCATAAGATAATGACCTACGGAACATACCTTGAACGGCATCAGCAGCAGCCTCTACAGCATCAGTAATAGTTCTACCGAACGCAGAAGCCATATCACCAAGAGGTTGAAGCCATTCATCAATGTTCATGTTGTAAGCAGAAAGTTTTACAACAGCGTCAGTGATTTCTTTAATCTGATAAGGAGTGACTTTAGCGAATTCAACAATCTCTGCCATTTCGTTTTTTGCAGCAGTTAAACTGTGCAAAGTAGTTTGGAGAGAAACTTGGTACTGTTCCATTTCAGCATTGACAGCTACCATTTTTTTCGCTAGCATAGCGGTTGCTACAACCATTACGGTTTGAATTGCAGCACCAGCGGCTAAAAAGCCACCGACAAGTGTATCGCCTAACTTAGCGGCGAATTTAGATAATTTTCCCAGATACCCATATACCTTTTCGTACCATTTTCGTGATTCATCAGACCTAAATGGTTTACTTAAAGCATCGAAAAAATATCTAACTTTGTTCATCAAACCTTCTGGCATATCAAGTTGTATGCTACCACGTTGGTCAGATATCTTTTTATAGATAGCCTTTAATTTTCTAGAGACATTATCTATAAGTTGCATTTGAATTGAGGTACGGTAAGTCGTATTCAGTCCACGAAGATTGTGCTGTAATTGTCGAGCTTGCCGTGTGGCATTATCTTTAAGAGAGACTACGAACCTTAGTTCATTATCCAATTAAATATACCTTTCTCTTTATTTTCTGCCTATAACCTCATCCATTTTTTTCTTCATAGCAGCTTTCTTTTGCGCGATTTCTTCCCATTTTGATTCAATATGTAAGATTTCTCGTAAATCACGCATAAATTCTGGGTCTTGGTCTAAAGTTCCACCAGCTTTAGGTAAAACTTCTGTCATTTTCCAATCTAACCATTGTCTTACAGAAGGCAGGGGATGGTCTTCACCTAAACCCCTGCCTTCCAAAATAGCCATAACTTGATTTTCTAAAATCGTTAATCTAAAGGGGATTTTTCTCCTGTAGAAACAATCTCTTTATCTCCTTCATCCTCTTCATCAGAGTTAAGAATTGGGTTTTTATCATAAATATCATCAATCCAAACCTTAACTACTTCAGGTGGAAGTAGGTTAACATTATTGGCAGTAGCAGCTAAAACTTTTCCATCTTCGCCAACAACATTCCAGTTAGTGATGAGAGTTCTAATCAAAAATGCTCTGGTAGTACCAAGCATCATATCTACTTCTGCTTTCTCATCAACATCCTTGCCTTTTTTCTTGTTAGCCAACTTCACAGTCGAAGTTAGGTCAACAAATTTCTGGTAATCAGCCTCAGTCATTTTGCGATGCTCAAACCAAGTCTTGTCTTCTTCTTCGAAGTTTTTCTCCCACGGTAAATAAGTTCGAAATATTTCAGGTGCATTTTTTACATAAATTTTTTGAGCCATTTTTCTTAAATCCTTTCTAAGCTATTACTTGTAGTAAACAGTAATGATGTTTCCAACATTAGGAGCCAGTACGGTTCCAGTATTGGATACAACAATTCTACCAGATGCAAGGGTTACAGGCAACCCACCAAACATCACACGGGGGAAGAAGAATTCAATATATTCTGTGGCATCTGCTTTATCCTGAGCATTCATAAGAATAAAGTACACATCGTCTTCGTATAGGTCATACCCAGGAGTTGTTCTACCAACAGCACCATAAGTGTAGTTAGCGTAATCATCAGCATTTTGGAATACCTGATTGAAGTTTAGGTCGAATGTTCTTGCACCTTCAGTTACGTCATTAAGGAATCGAGAAGGTTGTACAGTATATTCATCGTTAGAAAGGCCATTGTTAATGGCAATTTCTACAGATTCCATATTATTGTACTGTGAGCCACCTAGTTTAAGCAATCCACCGTGGAAAGCTAACAAACTGTCATCAGCATAGGAAGGAGTTCCAGCATCACCAGAGTCAATTTTCTTTTCGGTAGTAACTACCCAATCAGTAGTGTAATTAGCGATTTCACCTTGATTAACTGAAATAGTTAATGAGTTCATCTTAGCATTAATCAACCACTCATAAAGAGTATCACCAACGTTCTTTTCGATTGTCCAGAAGTCTAGATAATCAGTAGGAACAACAGTAGAAATACCTGTAGAAGTACTAGGCTCACAAGCACTTTCATTATCGCTTAATGCCATTTGGCAAAGAAGCCCTAAGTCAGTTGTTCTAGCATATCCTCCGAAACCACCAGAAATAGCATAACCACCAGCAACAGCACCAGTACGGTCACGACCTCTACCAATTTCATTCTCTGCAACCATAGGGTTGTTTTCGGCGGTAAAACTTTCTTCTGTAATAACGAAGTAATTAGTAATAGTTGGTTCATAAGCAGCAATCTCTGTATCTGTTTTCTTAGCGTCTTGAACCCCTACGCCTAAATGTCCAACTAATCCTGTAATTGTCATTTAAGTTATTCACCCCCTTTCCTATGAAGCGACATTTCTATCAGTATTAACTCGAAAATCTATCCAAGCTACTCCATAGTAACTTTTGTTAGTTCCTGATTTAGAGTATTTAACTCTAGGTATCGAAGAACTGAATACTTTCTCGTTATTGTTATTATCGGCTAAATTATCTAATCTTTGATTAGAACGTAATGCCGTCTCTATTCTATCGACAATAACATCTCTTTCCCTTATTAATTCAGCCTTATCTTGATTATAGCACAATACAAAAATATTAATACTATATTCCTTAGTTACTGCTCCAACTTGAATGTATTGAGTTTCAGAGCTTTCCCCAGCAATTACTAGTCTAGGATAATTGACATATTGAGTCCAATCTAATAATACATCATCAATGCCTTGAACAACATCAGTAGTTACGTCAGTTATAGTAGCAGCCTGAAGGATTTCTTGTACTTTAGTTTCAATTAAAGAAATCATTTAAAAACGTCTCCTTCCATAAATAGCTGCTCTTT